GAGCCTCTGCCTTTGGAGCCTCTGCCTTTGGAGCCTCTGCCTTTGGAGCCTCTGCCTTTGGAGCCTCTGCCTTTGGAGCCTCTGCCTTTGGAGCCTCTGCCTTTGGAGCCTCTGCCTTCGGAGCCTCCGGTTTTGGAAGTTCTTCGCGCATTCTAGCTTGGGTCACTTCCAACCCCTGTCTTCTTGGTAACAACAATTCCGAAGGTCTTGCTATTGCTACATCTGGAATTGCCACTGCCGGGCCAAGACTGGCCAATTCAAGCGAAGCTGCAAGTCCTCTTGCTGCAATTCCTTTTTGAAGTTCCGAGAACGTTTTTCTCGCTCCTGTCGGAACATCGATTACTGCTTTAGCATATAATTCTCTTCTGACATCTGCAATTTTTTCTCCCATCGAAGGACGGTCTGCTAAAGTAGATTTTGTCTTTTCTGCCCTTCTCATCAATTCAAGAGTAGACTTTATATTTTTTGCTATTTGAGAACCAACGGCACCGGGCACTTCGGATGGAGTTACAAATCTTTGAGCCTTGGCCTGAGTTTTTTCCCAACTTCTAGCTTCTGCGGCCTCTTTCTCTGCTTTAGCTTTTGCTTCTTCTGCTTGTTTTTTCTCGGCGGCTAGTTCTGCTTTCTCTAGTTCTTCTCTTGCTGTCTCTTGTTCGCGCGCTGCTTCAACACTAGGCATTCCAACTCTTACACCAGAAGAAACTCCACGTACCAATTCTGGTCTTTCGGTTCCTGCCTGTTCTGCTTCTATTCTCGCGGCAGTTAATTCTTTGGCAATTTCTCTTGGTTCCGTTGTTTCGGCTTTTCCAACTTCCTTTGCGGTTTCCCCGGAAATTTCTCTTCTTTGTTGTCTTGCAAGTTCTTTTGCTCCTGCTGGAAGTTTTGGAGTCTTTTTACCCCAGTCAAAATACTTCAACCAAGGCAAAGTTTCGAAAGCCGCTTCTTCTTTAGTTCTAACAGAAGCTCTTCTTGCTTCTTTTGCTGCGCCTGCTTCTAATTCTGCTTCTTTGGCTCCAACTTTGGCTTCTGATTTTTTAAATCTTCTTGCCGCTGCTTCAGATGTTTTCTGCAATTCTTGTGCTCTAGCTTTTTCAATTGCATCTTTCATTGGAGCCATTGGATCCATTGATCTAGGAAGTCTTGGAGGAGCTCCAGCAGCAGCTCTGGCTCCGCCTTCCAATGCCTTTCCTCCTCCAGCCAACATAGCAGCGTTCAATGCTGCAGCCACTGGATCTTTTGCCTGTCTAAGTCCTTCTGCTCCCTGCAAAGCAAATGCTCCGCCTATTCCTTGTGCTACTGCTTGTCTTACTCCTGCTGCCGGTAGAACTTGAGTGACAGATGGAAGCACTGCTCCCGCTCCGGTCGCTACTGCTCCGGCAACAATTGGAGCCGCATATGCAGCGGCACCTATTGCGGCTATTTCAGGCATCTGAGTTCCAAGATCCGCGACTGTTCTTGCTGTTCCGGTTTGAATGCCTTTCGGTAAGGCTCCTTCCGGTCTATTTTCGGCAACGGACAAGGGAATTGTCTCTACTGCCAAAGCAGACGGCAATAAACTCTCGTCTTTTTCAAACATTTCTGGATTTTTTTCGTAATAATTGCGTAATTGTTCCGGCGATAACCCTTGGGTTCTCTTGACGAAATCTTGATATCTAGAAAGTCTGGCTTTGGCTGTTGCAGTCGCAACTCGGGCCCCCAGTGCTCCCTCTGCGGTTTCTTTTCCTGGTCTAGAAGGGCCCTCTTTGCTTCTTTCGATAAACTCTTTGTATGCCTCTATTTCTTCCTTCGGAATTTGTATATCCTCTGCCTTTGCAAATCCTTTTGCTGTCCATTCCTTTTGCAAAGCCTCAAGTTCTTTTAATTCTTTTTGCACTTCTTCGTCTCTTTGTTTCGTTGTTTTTAAAGGTCTGCTACCGGGACCCATTGCTCCAGATTTTATCAAGAAGTTTTCAAGAGCCTCAATGTCTCCGCCTGCATTAACAGCAGATCTAGCTCCTCTTCTTCGCCACTCTCTTACCCACTCTCCTGCTGCATCATAAAATCCTTTTTCTTCTGCGGGAGGTCTGATGGGTTGAAATTGTGGTTGCTCTTCCGGAGAAATTTGATTTTTTTCAAATTCTTTTCTTTCTCTTGCGCGGGTACGAATTTCTGCGCCGTCTTCCGAAATTAATTTAAAAGATTCCTCTATTGCATCTATGTTTACTTCATCGCCTTTGTAGTTGTACAATTCTTTTGAAGTATTATCAAAAGACTTTGCCGCTATTTTTGCTTCTTGAGGAGTATCTACGATGATTAATTTTCTTACTCCATCGACATCTACGTGCAAGTAATATTTACCGGGACCGGGACTTCTGAAAGGAACGCCTTCGTTTTCAGAAGCAGGATCTGCATCATCTATATCCGTATTTTCAGCGAGAATGAGATAAGTCTTGTAGGCAATATGAGATTGATTTTCTACCAAAGTATTGGTATAATCTACCTTAGACTTCTCTTCAAATGAATCACTTACTATTTGGTTGAAAGTTTTCATAAATTCTTGCTGCTATGTCTTTCTTATTTTGTAAATTTTTAGAAGATTCCTCTTTTACTACCTTTTTAAATTGTGACGTAGAAAATGGAGAAACTGGCTGCGTAAAAATTTGTTGAGAAAGGTGAGTTTTTTCAGCCTTTTCGCATAGACTGTTAAGATGGGCTAAAAATAGGTTTTTCATGCTCAAATTATTTAGGTTCTATAAATAATATTGAATGATTAAACACGTAGGCAAAAAATGGGTAGTAACCGACTCTTCTGGTGAAAAAATTTTAGGTGAACATGAGTCAAAACGTGAAGCAATCAAACAACTTCAAGCAATCGAGATATCCAAAAAAGAACGGCAACAAGACGAAAATCGTCTCATGTCATTCTCCACGTTTATCCAAGAAAATGCTTGAAAATTCAGTACTTCTTCTGAATTTTGATCAAAGCCCGTTGAATATTATTCCAATGCGCAGAGCATTGGATCTAATAAGCAAAAATAAAGTTTATTACGAAACAAAAGAAGACGACATGAAAATTTTGTGCTTGTCGGGTGAAATTAGAATCCCCAAGGTAATGATACTGAAATATTACGTAAAAGTTCCTCTAAAGAAGTCTTTTCCGAGCAAAAAGAACATTTTGAGACGAGATAAATATATCTGTCAATACTGTTCGATTGAATTGAATGACAAGAATGCCACTGTAGACCACGTATTCCCCCGACACAGGGGAGGGTCTAACAGTTGGGTGAATATGGTAGCTTGTTGTAGAGACTGCAATCTTCATAAAGGTAACAAAACCCCAAAAGAAGCAAACATGGAACTTTTAAACAAGCCAAAGGAACCAAAGTGTAACTTGGTATTCGAAGATGCAATTCAATTTTTTATGAGGAAAATTTAATGCCAACATATGCTTTTAAATGCGAAAATTGCAACCATGAGTTCGACGCCCAACTTTCAATGAAAGACAATGACAAACCTACCAAGGAACCTTGTCCAGAGTGCAAGAAAACAAAAGTTTTGAGGGATTATACGGGCGAGACCAAGGGATACGCTCTGGATACCACTTTAAGCCCTAATAAAGCCACTGGGGGCGCTTGGAACGAACTAATGGCCAAGATGAAGCCTACGCTCACGCATCGCCACAGAAGGAATCTAGACGCTGCTAGCGAGCTTCGTGGTGGCGGCTGAAACATAAATAATTTTAACATGGCACAAAAATTTACTATTGAAAAATTTGTAATGGAAGATTCGGACGTTTACAATATCATGGTAAACGAATCTGAGCATTGCTCTTCCGTTATTGTGCCCAAAAAGGATATAGCTGGCTTTTTGTACTTTGCCCTACCAGATGTGAGAAAAATAAAATTGGACAAGTATCCAAACGGAGAAGCCATAGCAATGGCTTTGAAACTTGCAAAGGAACACGGCAAAAATTATATCAATTTTAGCAATCCAGACGAAGAGCTAAAATCAACAATTGCCGATTTGGTAGATCAGGGTATCCTAAAAGAAAACTGGGACAACTACGAAATATTGTCGTCCTTGCCAGCTCCCATCGTTGAATCATTCTCAGTCAAAATTTTTCATTGAGTTTGGTTTCAGCCAAAATTTTAGTAATATAGAAACTATCGATAATATCCGTAACAGGATTCGATAGTGTCTTTTGACTCATGATGGACTTCAGGTCCACTGCAGCTTCATTTTCAAAGCAATCAAACATCGCTTGCTTGTCGGCGTTTCCTTTTCCGGTTGCTATTTTTTTAACCCTACTTGGTTCTATTACGCTTAGTGGTATTGCGTTCTTGTAAAGTTTATGTTTTAGTATTCCCACATTTTCTGCCAGATGAAATACTCTTCCGGTAGAATTGTAGGCGTATCCTTCCAATGAAACCTCGGCTGCTCCTATGCATAGATTCAAGGCCCAAGTAGATATGCTGTCAAATCTTTCCGTGTCACAATCATAATCAGGGAAAAGCTCCCCTGTTATATTGTTCAAGAATTTATTAGCGTATTTTTTTGTATCGGTGAGAAAATAAAAGTTGCAGTTTTCAAAGCAAAACTTTTTTCTCGTATCAAACATGCAGATACAAGGAGAAGTCATCGAATAGTCTATGCCAACAATTGTATGAAACATCCTATTATTTATAGGAGCTTCATTTGTTCTCCAGCTTGCCGTAAAACTGAACAATTTTTTCCAACTCATCCATTGACGCAGCTCCCTTGAGCATGTTCGCCTTAAATGATACGACTATGACGTTATCTTTGGTATAGCCTCTGCTATTGTCGATTCTATCCAAGGAAGGAGAGTTGTAAAAGCTGTATGGCACGATTGGTATTCCTAGAACGGGACATATTTCTGGAATAACCACGTCTTCTCTCAACAGTGAAAATTCAATATTTTTTTTCTTTGCACGATACTTGGCGTGCTTAAGCATGTCCGAAATTATATTCCTGCTGGGCTTTCTCTTCTTGCCCTTTTTTTCGACATGTTGTGGTTTCTTGTCAGACATGTACACTATTAGTTGTTACATATATTTTATACTTTTAATGATTTCAAATCAAGTTAAAAATTCCTTGTTTCCGGAATAAGCAATATCTATGGACAAGAAGCCAAGTCTCATGTTAATAAACGTCTGCATTTCATGAAGATTTTTAAATTCATATAAAAAGTTTTTGTATGTCAATTTAAATGCGTTCACTTCCTGAAGAACGTCACACTTGTTGATGATTAAATTCGTGCAGCCAGAGAGCTTTATGGATTCAATCAACTTGTCCAAATTGAGCCAGTTGACCAGTCTCTTTCTGCCCGTCGTTGATCCGAATTCCTGCCCAAATTCAATGATGTCATTTAGAGTCTTGTCTTCCCAAAGAGATTCCGGGAATAGAGGATCTACTCCGCTCTTTGTATCATAAATTTTTGCAACACCTACTAGACGACGAATTGACTTAGGAGAGAACCCCAATGAACAAGCCCCGTAAGGCATCGTGGTGCTACTTGTGACGAAAGGATAACTTCCGTGATCTATGTCAAGCCATACGCTTTGTGCCCCTTCGCACAAAATCTTACCCTCCAATTTTTGATCCCAGATCAACTTGGAGGGAAGAACATCCTTTGCTCTCTTTCCAATTCTCATCATCTTGTCGGCATAGCAAGGTGCAATACCTTGTCCAGTGGTTCCCAGTTTTGCCTTCAATTCGTTAAGATCTTTTTGAATGTGCTCATCCGTGATTATGTGGGCATTCGGTGATACCTTTACCAAAGATATATCGAACCCAGCATCCTCAAGATACTTCAATTCATTCAAAAACTTTTCAACATTCAATACGCAGCCGGGACCGACCACGCATTTCTTGTTCTTGAATATTCCACATGGCACGATATGAGTCTTGTATTTTTTATCATCAATGTATACGGTATGTCCAGCATTGGGACCTCCGTTCCATCTGCAAACATAATCGTAGTCAGATGCAATCGCATTGGAAATTTTTCCTTTGCCTTCATCTCCCCACGCCAACCCATAGATAATGTCTACGTATTCAATCATATTATTATTCACAAAACTCCTCGGGCTGGAATCGAACCAGCGACATGAAAGTTAACAGCTTTCCGCTACTACCAACTGAGCTACCGAGGATTGGAGGATCAGACTATCTGGCAACCGCCAGCACTGCAGGCAAATTCCTTTGCCGACTCAGTATTGTCTTCTGCTTCGTATTTAGACAGCTCCTTGAAGTTAACTTTAACCTTTGGGTGAGCTGCATACGTTGCCGAATCAATTTGCTCAAATGGAGCCTGAGCGTATGTGTGATTGTCTCCACCGGGAAGGAACGAGATGCCAGTAGCGACATCGAAGTTTTCCCATAGCCATTGTCCGACTTCAAGGAATTCCGAATCCTTGTAGTTAACCGTAATGGATGGTTTGTGGTGACAGTAATGTTCCTGATAAGTCTTCCACAGATCCAAGTGATCCAACGCCCGGAGATCTTCCGTTGTGGTTGTTCCCTTTGGAGCCTTCATTGCAAACGTGAAGACCGCTGTGTTGGCAGGATTAATCACATCATCTTCGCAAGGAACGCCATGATCCTTCATGAGATTGTAAATTGGGTCCTTCTTGTCAATTCTAATTCTACGATAATAATGTTCAGCATAACGAGGATGCAGACCCGAGGCCGAGTCAACCAAGCAAGAAGTGGTTCCTTCTGGCTTTACGCAAGTGATGGACTTGCTAGGATTGATTCCTAGCTTCTCCGCCCACTTCATGTTTGTGGCTGTTGCGTGATCGCGCAGGGTTTCAAGTAGACGCACTAATTTTGGCTTTCCTTCCAAACCACTTGTCAGCTTGTTATCATAGATACCAGTCATGCTGACTCCGAGAAGTCTTTCTTCTTCGCAGTTCTTCTTCCACTCCGGACGAAGATACGGGAAGTTAGTGAATGTGGACTGAACTGTACCTATGATTGTAGCAATCTCAATCTTCTTCTTGAGGCTTGCTGCTGTATCGTCTGGACGAACAACAACGGTAGAAAGATTGCAGAATTCAAATGGCTTCAGAATGATTTCCGAGCATGGGTTTGTTCCATACTCGCAATTCTCATCGCGACCCCACTTGGCTGCTTGCTCTTGAAGAGCCTTGCGGTTGATCATGCCTCGCTCACCGCTGTGGCTGTTGTACAGAGATGTCCACTCCTCAAGGAACTGGCCCATCGGAGGACGGCCACGGTAGACTGCTGAGTTGTTCGCGTAGGAACGGAAGCCTGCTTGCTCCCACCATGCACCGCTCTTGCACAATGCCATCTCACGATCAGAAAGATCGCTGAGGGAAATCATGGCAGACCGACGAACTCCCCCGACGATAACTGCGTTAGCAATGGCGCAGCAAATATCATGGCACTCAAGAGCGGTCAAACGACGGCCCTGTGCGTTGTAGAAAACCTTGACAATAAACTTGAACAAATTATCAAGGGGAGCAGGGCCGCTTGCGCGACCACCGAATGTCTTGAGTCTTGCTCCGGCAGGACGGATCTTGCTCAGATCCCATTTGACATGGCGACCGGAATACAAGTGATCCATGATGAACTTGACTGCATTGCCCCAACCTTCCTTTGAATCTTCTACAACGTATGTGATGTTGAAGACCTTCTCGATTTTATTTGCAACTTGCGGCAGCTTATCGGTGTATTGATGCTCGACTGAATAACCAACACCCGTGCCGTTCATCAAAACGACGAACAATTCTGCAAACGAATCAAGGCTATCAATCGGCAGATACGAACAATTGTACAAGCAAGTATTGTCATGGTCCAATGCAGGGCCAGCTGTCATGAGACTGCGCATGGAAGGAAGAACCTCAAGGTTGAGAATTGCTTCCTTGACATCTGGGCGCTCCGCTAACTGAGGAACTTTGCCTGTGAAATAATTCCACCAGCGATCAACGCATTCGCTCCAAGTTTCTCTCCGATTTTTGCTCTCGATCCAACGAGAATAACGGGAGATGAAAATAAAATCTTGAAAAGCAGAAAGTTGTGTCATAGTTTTTCCTTTGGTGTCTTTATTTATTATTTGAATTTTTTGTCAAAGCTTCCCATGAAATAGGGAAGAGAGGCGAAATTAGTTCTCCAATTGCCTCTGCATATTGGCGAACTTCCCACTGCGCGTGTGCGTCAATTCTTTGTGCATACACTCTTGCGTATGCAGAAAGAGATCCAGTCCACCACCATTCAGTGTAAGTTCCTTGCGGAAGTACCGATCTGGCTTGTTCCGGTGCAACGCCCTGCGAAAGAAGATTGTCATATATTGCGAGTGCGCCATTTGTTAGCGTATTATACTGCAACTCAAGAGAATTTGCAACTCCCATGTCGTCAATAAAATCACTGCTTCCTTGCTTTGCCCCATTTGTAGGAGCCTTCCTCCAATTAGGAACATAAAATTCTGGAGTATCAGTGACATATCTTCTGCTGACCTCGTTCTCTACAAAACCGACCTTGTGCTTGAACAATTGAGTTCGTATGAATATCGGCGCTTTTATTCTAAGCGTAATTTGAGGATGAGCAAATGGAGTCCAATGCTTGTGCGTAGCCAGATAAGAAATTAATTTAACATCTCTATCTGAAAGCTTTTCGCCTTCCATTTTACTTTCTTTGTTGAAAGAAACTCTGGCAGCGTTAACAACCGTCAAATCATTTCCCATATGAGAAATGAGATCGACGTGCCCTTTGTCGAGCACATTAATTCTATTAATCATTTTGTTTATTCCTCTACGTCTTCTTCGTCTTCTTCTAAAAATTTCAATTGTACGCCGGGAATATCGACGCCATCCTTGGCAAATTCTACGGCTTTTTTCCACAGTTCCTCATCCATTTCACGTATATACTGGCTGAAGAGCCCATTGAACTGCAAGAAAGCCTGACAAACTTTCATCTGTGCTTCCTCGTCCATGTCTCTAAAATCTTCGTTCATATTAAATTTTTCTCCATGAATTAAATTTCAACCTAGCCGCATTGCCACAATAGGTATTATTATCTATAAGTTCTCTTACCTTGCTTATTCCGATCCTATTGACCATGTCATTCACGTCTTTTTCTTCCATAGAAGGCCAGATCACAATTTTGTGCCCGTTGTCTATTGCCTTTTCCATCATTCCGTGCAATGCCGAATTTCTAGGTTCATTATCAAATGCGAACACTAGTTTGCTTTCCTTTATTTTGTTTGGCAATGAATCTGGATAACTGGACCCAACCATTGCTATGCAATTAGGAAGAAACAAGGAATCAAGCGGACCCTCAACTACGTATACATCATTGAGCGGATTTATTCTTTCAAGTCCATACCAAAGTCTCTCGATGTGCGGGCTTTTGTATGTGATGTATCTAATTTTAGCATTTTTGTCAAATGATCTTCCCTGCACTCCAACTACTTTCCCATTCTCATCGAAGAATGGAATTATTAGTCTTGGCTCTTTTATTGAATTCTTCAAAAACCTTTGTGCAATTTTAGAAAAATCATCACAATAATAAAGATATTCGTGTTTTGCACTTGGGATGCCTCGATCTTCAAGATAATTCCTAGCCATATGTCCCTGTGGCAATCTAGACACTTGTATTCCTATGTAATCGGGAACTATTTGCTTTGGTGTTTCTTGAATTCGATCATTGAGTTCTATTCCAATGACTCTGTTTTTGTAAGATTCCAATGCATATTCTTTTGCCAACTGCGGAGAAAGATTTTCAAGCACCGTCTTGATTGTGCATGAGAATCCGCAATTATGGCACTTGTAATAGTAATGATCTCGATTTATATAAAAGTAGCCTCTTGTCTTTGTCTTGTTCTTCTGTGAATCTCCACATTTGAAGCATCTACAAGTTGCCAAATTGTCCTTCCTCCACTTGAACTTGTCAAGCGAAGGAGAAACCATGTTTATGAACTTTTTTTCGATTGCGGTCTGCATCAGATTTGCCAGTCTGCTCCCATCTTCTTACCCATCTTTCCGATGGTGTCATAGTACTCGGCTTGTTCCTTTTCCTTGATCTTGCCGCTTGTCTGGTTTGCGCTGACGAGAACTGGCTGGTTGTCTTCCTCTACATCATGGAGCTTCATCTTGCTGAAAGAGACACCGATGACAAACTTCTTGTTGGAAGAAGTAGCATTATACCTGTTCTTGAGCTGCTTCACCATGAGCTGCTTGACCTCGTCAAGTTCATCGGTCCTGATGATCGCCGCAAAGAAATCCGCGGTGGCAGGAAGACCAAAAGACTCCGAGGTATCTTCCAATCCAATGTCGCTGCTGCTGAAGCCGCTTCGGTTAACCTGAGTAGCACTGAAGACAGGGACATCGAACTGGACAGCCAACGAACGGAGTTCCTCCGCGATTGCCTTGATGTACTGATAACTGTTGGTATTAGCCGTGTTCTTGACTCGCGAAGAAGAACAGATGTTCAGGTAATCGATAAAGATGATATCCGGCTTGAACTTCTTCTTGGTCTGAAGTTCCCGGAGAAGAATCTTGAAATGATTTGCGTTTGCCTCTCCGGTCGGGTATTCCTTGATAATAAGCCTTCCGCTGCACTGAGACTTCAGAGCATCGATCTTCTTCTTGTAGGTGTTCTTGGGCATGTTCCGAAGATCCTGAACTGGAATATCCAGAAGATTCGCGTCAATGCGCTCCGCGATGCGCTCCTCTGCCATCTCAAGAGTAATGTACAGAACATTGAGGTTCTGGGTGAGGCACGCTGCCGCATGGTGGCACAGGAACAGGCTCTTGCCGCATCCGGTTCCTGCCATGATGATGTTGAGCGTCTTCGAAGGAGTTCCTCCACCAGTGACCGTGTTGAAATACTCCAAGTCAAACGGAATTCTCTTCTCGGTCTTGTTATAGAAATCGAAACGACTCTCGGAATCTTCCATGAAGTCGTGGCCGACCCGAGTATCGAAACTAACCGCCAGCGCATTGCTGAGAATCTCGGGAATTGCGCTTTCAGTAACGTTCTTGTCCTTGCCATCAAGGATGTTGATGGATTCCATGATAGCCAGATGCAAGGCACGGTCCTTGCAAAACTTTTCAGTCGAGTCAGTCAGCCAATGAATCTCTTCCTTGTCATTGTTGGCAAAGACCTCATGGACGATCTTGCGACTAGTCTTGTAATCTTCCTCGCTGATTCCCTTGGAGTTCTCGATCATCATGTCGAGCGCGTCCTGAGTGGGAAGAGCCGAGTACTTGGAGACAAACTCGTTGATTATGCCAAAGACTGTACGCTCGGCCTTAGAAGCAAAATACTCCTCCTTGAGAAAGGGGAGTACCTTGCGACAAAAGTCTTCGTTCTTGGCGAGATTCTTAAGAATGATCTTTTCCATGGGGATCTTCGTGAACGTCAGCCTCCATATCGGTTTCCTGATCTACGTTTTGATCAGAAAGCATAGGCATGACCTCTTCGTTGTGTGCTAGTATATCATACACGATGTTGCCAGCAAAGTCAACGAAATCCTTGTTATCCATGGAAATATTTTCGTAACCAGCGTCATTTAAAATTTTTGCATCAAATGACATATGAAGACGCTCTTCTTTTGTCTTCGTATTGTATTCTACATTCATCTTAATTTCGTTAAGCATGAATTCAACTCCCTTGAATTTTCCTTCAGTTATCTGAATAGGAACATACTCAAGATCTTTGTACTTTTCTTCTTTTTCCAAAAATTTATAATTATTCAGCATCTTTCTTCATCCCATACTTAAAGTCTTTTTGAATTTCTTCGTCAATTTTATTCAATACATCTTTAGTGAAATACTTTTCCGGATCTTCATCGATGTTCTTCTCAAAAACCTTGGTTCCGTCAGGAAGTTCGATTCTTGTGCTCACCTTCTTGAAGATGTTGTATTTAATTGCGAAATCAGTCAAGCCATAATATCGACTGAGCCCCGAACTGTAGTTCAGTCGTGTCTCTACTGACATGTTTTCCTTAGTGAATCTATTCTTGTAATTGGTGCATTTGATGAAGTTTCCGATCACACCATCTTCGGTCTTGTCCTTACTCTTGGACAACATGACTATGGTGCTGGCTGCATACTTCAATCCCACTCCACCTCCTAGATCCTTCGTAGGTACATACGAACCGATCACCTGATAAGTGTGATTCGTGAGCAACATAGGAATTTGCGCCTTACCGAGTTTCATGGTAAGCACCCTGAAAGCAGCCTTGTTCTGCTGCGCCTTCGTCATGTCCCTGACGTTCTTTCCTTCAGAGGAATCCTGCATTTCTTTTTCAGTTGAAAGCATTCCCAAGGAGTCCAGAATCATGAACATTGGCTTTCTATCTTCTTCGGGGGTTTCAATCACTTCATTGACAATTTGAAGAGCCTGTGTTTTGAACTCTTCAATAGTGGAGACGGGAATTACCGCAATCCTGCTGACATCAACTCCTCTGTCTGAGAACATGTCAGTAGTAACTGCTTGCTCGGTATCAAAATAGACAACAACTCCATCCTTGTTGTCTTTCAAAAATTGTCTGGCGATTCCAATTGCGTAAAAAGTCTTGCCAGTTGCCGGATCTCCCGCAAAGCAAGAAATTTTATTTCCCGGAAGACCACCATAAATTGAACCGGAAAAAAGTGCATTTAGCACATAAGATCCGGTATCAATGAAGTTTGTTACGTCCGCGCCCTTGATTCCCTCTGATACAATTGCTGCATCAGGATTGTTTATTTTAGTCAACAAAGTTTTTAGATATTTTGACATATTTCACTCGTATTTATAAGAAGATCTCATGATTGCAACAATTGTTCCATGAGTTCTTTGTTTTCTTCCTTTAGGTACTTAATTTCATCTTCCAATTCAAGAAGCTTTGCCTGAAGCAATTCGACTTCTTTTGCCTTTGCATTGTGTTTTTGCCACACAGTGTTTAGGGCCGTCGAGGTGTCTGCTCGTTCTATTCCAATTTCATTGGCTTCGTGTGGAGCTTCCTTGCTATAAATTGCATAGGATTCCTTCTTGTGTTTACGAAGAGCCTCAAAAGCATTTTTATATTGATATTCGCCCATTGCTGTATTATACCATTATTGGAACAAAGATTCAAGAGTGGTTTTTTTGCTCACTCTCCATCCAATAGAATTTGTGATGTTGACCAACGGTTCCATGAAAGTTTTGTCGAACTGAAGTTCGAAGTCAACAAATTTTTCCAAATGAAATTCCTTCGGAGGAGAACTCAAAAATGCTATGCTTGTATCTCTGCCTGCCTTGCCATACGGATTGGGGACTTTGAGATAGATATATTTAATTTTATCGCCTTCCTTTAGCATTGCATACTTCTCTTCTAGGCCAAGCTTTTTGACGTAATGATTGTGAAGCAGTGCAGCTTTAGTGGCAATTGGAGTGGACTTTTTGTAAATCGATTCCACATCTTGATACACGGAGAATCCAGAAACACCTCTTGGGAATGCAATTTTTTCTACTGGCTGCTGCATGAACTCCGTTTTGAAAGAATAAACGAAGTCTATCAGTTCCTTGTTGGTGGAAGTAAGAATCAGATTTACCGCTGTCTTTAGTTTTTCACGAACAATTTTTGGGGTGCTTGATCTTACGATTTCCAAACCAGTGACTTTGATCTTCGGTTCGGCAAATCTCACGCCTTCCTGATCATGCACGCAAAGAGCATATCTCTTCTTTGCGATGAAGATTCCGGTGCTCGCGATTGCTTCCCTCTTGAATTGCAGTCTTCTCTCCTTGCAACCCAATCTGGCACCAAGGCTTTCCATTGCTTTTTCTAGCACTGGCTGCACCGCCTTGTTGGAACAATTGTCCAAGAAATTTACCAGATCCTTCTTTTCTAAACCCACTCGTTCGACAACATTGGTCATGTCTATGTACAAAGAGTCGGTATCGGAGGCAATTACTACATCCTTTGTCTCGTTGGTTACTTTTTCGAAATAAGCATTGATGGAATTTTCCGCTGTCCGAATTACCAATTGTCCGGTCATTGTGACTGCTGTTGCCAATTCAGGAGAAGAATATACAAACCCCGGGTTGCCCAGACAGCCATAAAGGCTGTTGGCAAGAATCTTTTTCACTGATTGCTTGATCTTCAACGCGGTAATTTGCCTAGAAAGATTTCCGCTTTGGTCCCCCTCTTTCTCCTTGAGTTTTTCAAGACGAATCATCTCTTTCTTTGCTTCCTGTCTTTGATTGAATGTTCTTTCAATCAATATGGGGATGAATCCTTTTCTATCCGTCCTAAACACGCTGCAATTTGCGGCAACGCATCTGTTTTGCCTAATGCAAGACTGCAAGAATGTGTCCAGCTCAGGATTTCCGTGCAAGAAAGCCTCAATTCCCCAGCTGCCACCGTGCCCGACTACCGAATCTGGACTGATGTTGAATTGCATAATGATGCTGGGATATAGGCTAGTCGCGTCAAAGCTTACGATGTTGCGATAAAAACCCGGAACGACTTCCTTTACATATGCACCTACGTATTGGTCCTCTTTCTCGTTTAGTTCTTTGAGAGAAGGAACTACGCCATGGCTTTTAAGGTAGTTGTAGCAAATGCTTTCCCAAATTTTGGTAGAGAAAAATACGCCATCAAAATTAATCTTTGCCTCATATGCAATTGACACTGCCAATTCTATGAGCTTGAGTTTGTACTCCAGCTTTTCTACGAGTTTTACGTCTTGAATGTTATATTCTGCGAATTTTTGGTAATTTTGTCTGTAAAACTCTCTGAGAGAGCCATAGTCGGAATAGTCCAGCTTTGCCTCTCCCAACTCTGCTTCGGAGATGAAATTGAGAGAATAGCTTTCCTGCGGCGTTCCCGAAAACTTTTTGTAGAGTTCTTGGTAGTCCAATACCATGTAGCCGGGAATTTCCACGCAATAGTACATCTTGCCATTCTTCATGAAATCCCGTCTCTTGATGTGGTTCCAAGGACTCAACTTCGATGCAGCTTCATCTGAAATAACTCTTGAAATTCTATTCGCAATATATGGCAAATCGAAAAATCTGATGTTCCATCCTGTCAGGATGTCAGGATCTATCTTTCTAAGCATCGACAAGAAAGACGCAAGAAGCTCTTCTTCAGTATTACATACGTGAACAAAAGCATTCGATGATACAAACCTATTGGTCGTGAAACTATGGACTTCGTCGTTCACCTTAATGGTGATCAGGAGAATCTTTTCATTCGCCGTTGCAATATCGGGAAATCCGCCTTCACATTCAGTTTCAATGTCTAGGTACATAACCTTCAGTTGCCCGAAATCATATTGAACCTCGTCTTTGAAGTTTTCAGAAAAATACTGAGCAACAAAGTCGCTGTTTCCATAAATTTTGAGATTTTCCGCCGAGCGATATTCTTCAAGGAAGTCTCTAGCGTCTTTTATCTCGTCAAAGGACAGCTCCTTGAGCTTTGCTCCGGTCATAGACTGGTATTTTCCGCTATCGTCCTGCAAGTAAAAAGACGGCGCGAAGGTTTCCCTCCGCGCTTCCCTTTTACCATTCTTGTAGCCTCTATAAAGAATAGTATTGCCGCGAATGTTTACGCTAGTATAGAAATCCATAAGGTATATTATACCTTCTTGTCTTTGAGCAGTCCAGCCAAAATCACCGAATAATTAATCATGTCCACAATGGCATCATAGACGCTTTCATTTGAAAGAGAAAGCTCTCCCCTGTTGAGGAAAGTGGAAATTCTGGACATTTTATCGGTCATCCGGATTAGAACCCCCAATTCTGCCGTTGAAAATCCCAGATATTCAGCTCTCTTAAAATTCATAAAGGGATCTGCGCTGCAAGCATAATCATTGTTCTTCTTGCGCATCAGCTCCAAGGCTTCTTCGCAAATTTCACTGTGTAGTTTAAAAAGATCTTCTCTAGTCATGCCCATATTTTAGCATAAACTTGCATATTTGTCAAGAATATAAATATTAAGACACCCTTGGAGAAAAAAATAGATGTATCTTTCCCTAATTGACCCACTTAAAGTAATTGAAGGAATTTCTATCGCGGTTATGGCAATTTTGGGTATCGGTTGGGGAGTTGCAAAATTTTGGAAGTCCAAGGAAAAAACAGACAACTTTATTGCGATTCACACAGAAATTCATGAACTTCTCACAGAACTTCGTTTGAGCGCAGGAAGCATGAGAGCCACTGTTCTGCAGTTCCATAATGGGGAATATTTTATGGATGGCATCTCAATGAGAAAGTTTTCGATAACCCACGAATCTTCTCACCGGGGATATATTTCTCAGGCAGTGAAGTTTAAAAATGTTCTTTGCTCTCTTTACATTCCGCTATTAAACAGAATTCTTGAAGACAAGGCCATAATTTATCACGTTGAAGCAATGCCAGAAAGTTATGCAAAGCATTTCTTCGAAGATGAAAATATCTCGCATTATGCTTGTCTACCAGTAAAAAATAAAGCAGTAAATGTCGGGTTTATACTCATTCAATGGCATGAAGATTTTAAGCCAAATATGGACAAAGAACATGCCATGATGGAACATTTTAGAACAATAAAAGATTCCATAGAACTTCAACTTTCATATCAAAGGAACTAATATGCCTACAGAATTAATATCTTTGCTTGGTGGAGGAGTAATGGGATTCCTGTTCCGCTACTGGGCTCAACGGGCTCAAGATCAAAAAGACATGTTCAAGATGGCTATTGAGGCCAACAAACAAACAACAGATAACCAAGATAAAGCAGCCCAACGAGTGCCACTTGACGTAGGCAAAGGAGTGAGACAATTAATAGTTCTCGCTTGCTTATTCGGTGTTGTTGCTGCTCCATTTGTTCTTCCATTCTTTGGGATTTCAACATTTGCTGAATTTACTCAAACTCAACCAGAAGGTTTCTTTGGCCTGGTCCCAGAAACAACCCGTAAGTATTTTGTAGAGATTCCGGGCTATCTGTTTGCCGAAGAGAATCGTCAAGTTCTTCTTGCGGTCGTCGGATTCTACTTTGGTACAGCAGCAGGAGGAAACAAATCATGAAATATCTAATACCACTGATTTTATTCCTCGCCTCTTGCACCACACCACAAATTGTCTCACCATTGGACAAACAAGGCAACCCAATTCACAGTGTTCTCAAAGAACCATTCTTTGGCACACCTAGCCAAGCCTCCGAGTGGAGCTTTTGGTACGTCATAATTTGCGTTATTGCAGTTTATGCAGTATGGCGTGAATTCAAGTCAGTCAAGTGGCCCAAGAAGTCAAGATCTTCCAGTACTTCCGAACCCACCGATTCTGTTTGATTTTTGTTCTGGGGCTTCCCAAGTCTCTTCGATGTTAGCCTGCTCATACTTTACAAGTTCACCCTGAGCGATTCTATCGCCATGATAAATCTTCATGATCTCGTCTGAAGTGTTCAGCACGATGATCTTTGTCTCTTGAACGTAATCCTCGTCAATCACGCCCTCACAATTGGCAAGAACAAGCCCATACTTGAGAGCCATTCCTGATCTAGGGTGTAGACGAATGCAGTGATCTTCTGGAATGTCAAAGATCAGCCCAGTACGAATTAGGGCTCGTTCCTGTGGTGCTAGAGTGATATAGTTCTTGCCATTGGCTCCATCATGCTGAACCTCGTATTCCCTTACAGTCTTTCCAGCATAAATCTGGACCTGTGAATGAGAAAGAATGCAAGCAGCAAGATCAAAACAGGCTGCTTTGCGAGTCTCGTAATGTGGAATCTTTGCGGATGGTTCGACTTTAAATACTTTGAGCATTCAAATATTATATCACAATTAAAATTGGTGTCAAGTGATTTCCATTAGAGATACTATTACATGAGTAGAAAATGTGTATCCCGCAGTATATCTTAATTGATTCCCTGACTCTAATGCCAAGGGAGCATCCAAAACCTGAAGGCTTGTTCTTGAAGGAAGCTGTGCTTGTGTAATTAATGAGTATGCTGTACTACCTTTAAGCAACTCTACGGTGACGTAATTTGTGCTATTTACGTCATTATTGGCAATTTGAATGGAATTTACTAGTGCTGTTCCGGTTACTCCACTATAAATTGTTGTAGCGGCGGTTGAGCCGACAATTGTACCAAAACTTTTATATGCTTCAGGCATATGGATTTCCTTCTTGATTATTTATCTGTAACTCTGGAAGACCAAAAAATACTCTTGCAGATGACTCGGTATCAAACCAATAAAAACCACCTATAGGATAGATATAATTATCCTTTTCTTCTTTATGAAGATCCCCACCACCCCTTTTTACAAAGTTTGGTGCATGAAGCAAATCATTTCCATCCAAACAATAAAAACCTGGTCCTCTATCCATAATTTTATCCTAGTACTTGCCATCCCTTTCCAATGGCTATTGAGGTATCGTCTGCTGCGTTTCCCCAGTTTGAAGTTACTGTAATAGATCTTGCATTTGCTCCAGAAGCACCTACAACTGCAAGACTCCTATAAATATCATTCAGTGCTGTTGAACCCAATGAGCAAGCTTCAAAAGAAACATTTGCACCAGTAAATCCTGTCATTCCACACGAACTAAGATTCCAATTTTGATAAAACATACGTGTTGTAGTTGAAGTGCCACCATAGTTATTTGCATTGCTGGAAATTGTCATACCTGGAATTTCTTTTAGTGCTCTGCAGTTATAGAACATACCTGTTAAGTTTGTACAATTTGAAATATTTGTAATCAAAGGACAATTTGTTAAGTCATAACATTCATAAAACATTTCTGAGCAGTTGGTAAGAGTTGCCCCAGTAACAAATGTATTGGGAACTCTTTCCAAAGGTCTGCAGAACCTAAACATGTTGTCGGTTCTAGTGGCTTGTGGCATGTTAAATGTATTTCCCCAAGCAGAATCAAATCCTCTAATACCAGAAGTACCAAACATCGTGTTAAAATTGTCTCCTTTACTTGTATCGAAGTAAGGTACTGTTTCCAGAGCCAAAGCACCGTTAAACATTGCAGAAAAATTTGTAACATTTGAAGTGTTTGTTATTTTTGGAAAATATTTTAAATTTCTACAATTTTGAAACATATTTGCCAAACTTGTAGCACTTACTGCATTTATTTCTCCAGGTATTTCTTCTAGAGAACCACAACCAGCAAACAATCCAGCCATATTTCCGCCAGTGACTTTTGATGTATCCAATGCCGGAATTCTTTTTAACATTTGGCAGTCTTGGAACAATTGCGTCATTGAAA